GCCCAGATTGGCAGTTCCGGGGACTCCGCCCAGATTGGCAGTTCCGGGGACTCCGCCCAGATTGGCAGTTCCGGGGACTCCGCCCGGATTAACTGCACTGGAAGCAATTCCGTGATTTGCTGCGCCGGACATGGCTCTGTGGCAAAAGCGCCAATTGGCTGCTGGATTACACTTGCGGAGTGGAAATACGATGGAGCAAAGCGACGATACGTTCCGGTATGTGTGAAAACGGAGTATGTCGATGGCGAAAAAATCAAAGCGGATACACCGTACATGCTGAAAAACGGGGAGTTTGTGGAGGCTGAGAGTGATGGGGAATAAATCTGACAAGTGTTCCAGCTGCAAGCACCGAATTGCCCCGGATGGATGGGCGGCTTGTGACGGCTGCATTCACGATGAAGGCTTGAAAGATCGGTATGAGCCGATGAACAACGCCGACCGTATCCGGAATATGACGGATGAGGAGCTGGCAAAGTTACTCAGCACCGGGACGTTTATTTGCGAGGGGCGTAAAGATATCTGCGAGGATATGCCGGGATGCGAGGAATGCAGGTTGGCATGGCTCAAAGCCCCGGCAGAAAGCGAGGGGGAGAAATGAAAGTTTTGATAGCCTGCGAGGAATCGCAAACCGTGTGCAAGGCGTTCCGGGCGCTGGGGCATGAGGCCTATTCCTGCGATGGTATTGCAAAAGCTATGGCGGAACAGTGGGGCGGAGACGTTAGGGAGGAAACATGATGGCAAAGAAAATTCTTGACGTGACCTGCGGGAGCAGAACGATTTGGTTCAACAAGAACCACCCTGCCGCGATCTACTGCGACGTTCGGGGCGAGGAATGCACGGGGGTCTGGAAGAGTACCAACAGAGGTTCAGAACGAACCTGCATCGTGCATCCAGACGTGCTGTGCGACTTCACGGATCTGCCGTTTCCTGACAACTCGTTTGCGCTGGTCGTATTCGATCCGCCGCACCTTCGGCGCGTCGGCGAAAATGCGTGGATGCGGAAGAAGTACGGGCAGCTCGGCGAGAATTGGCGCGAAATGCTGCATGACGGATTTCGCGAGTGTATGCGCGTATTAAAACCGGACGGCGTGCTGATTTTTAAGTGGGCAGAAACGCAGATCCCCGCCGCAGATGTTTGGGCGGCAATCGGAGAACGCCCCCTTTTCGGGCATCATAGCGGCAAAAAATCACAGACCTTTTGGGGATGCTTTATGAAGCTGGAGGATGCGTGAACAGTGGGGATAGACCATTTTCGTGAGGTCACGGAAATGGTCTAACCGCCTCGAAATCGACACTGTTAGGAGAGACCAATGACACGAAAACGTTTTGTAAAACTGCTGATGGCCGAGGGATTCAGCCGGAATTATGCGAATTTTATCGCTGAAACTTGGGCAAGCAAGGATTTTTCGTATGAAGAAATTGCGGCCAGAATATGGTGATAAGCCCGGGGCAACCCGGGCGGGAAGGAGATAATTATGAACATTGATTTTAACGAAATTGTCCAGCAGAAGCTGGCACAGATGGAGGCCGAGGGCGTTATCCAGAAGAAGATTGAGGACACCCTGGAAAAGTCCATCATGGACGCTATTGATTCCCAGCTGGGCAGCTACTCTTTCAAGAATGCCCTGGGCAAGCAAATGGAGGGCGGAATTTCCCAGGTGGCCAAGGACTGCGGTCTGAGTGCCTATAACGGTTTTATTGCCGAAAAGGTAAAGGCCATTCTTTCCAGCATCGTATCTGATGACTTGGGCAAGAAGATCGAGACAGCCGTGAGCGGCATCCTGGTGCAGCGGTACGAAGGAATTAAACTGTCCGACGTCTTCAAGCGCTACCGGGAGCACGTCATGAACAGCACGGACTATTCCGAGGCGGAAGACCGGCAGAAGTTCACTATGGAGCTGGAAATCGAGGAGGGTTACACCGGCAGCTTTACATACTACACTTGCAAGTTCTGCCCAGAGCCTGAATATGACGCAGACGATTATGATTCCGTTGAAGTCCGTTTCTCCAAATACGGAAATGAGCAGACCGCTTCCATCAGAAGCCTGACCATTGGCGGCCTGGATATGTCCAAAACCCTGAAATTCGGCTATCTGGACCCGTTCGACCAGTTCCTTGTAAATCTGTTCCTGAACAAAACCGAGATCATCGTGGACGCCGACGCTGCCGAAAACGCTGCCGAAGACAACGCCTATATCGACTATTAAGGAGTGCTTACATGGACGAAATCAAGCTGAAGCCCTGCCCGTTTTGCGGGGGTAAGGCAGAGTATATAATCAACAAAAACTACGAACGGTGCACAACGCATGGATGGCAATTTGGCATCAAGTGTACTAACTGCATGATTGAACTGCCTATGAGAGATTTCATCGTAACGGCGGACTTGAAATCGAATGGGGAAATTGTGTTTGCCAAAGACGATCGTAAAAAGGCCGCCGATATGTGGAACCGGAGGGCTGACAATGGCTAAAGCGGTACTTATCAGCATTCGCCCGGAGTGGGTGGAGAAGATTGCCAGAGGTGAAAAGACCGTTGAGGTGCGAAAAACCAGGCCAAAGCTGGACACGCCGTTCAAATGCTACATCTACTGCACGCAAGGCAACGACGCACGCAGACTGCGCGGCTCATGGGGCAAGGTCATTGGGGAGTTTATTTGCGACCGGGTTGAAACCATCAAGGCGGCAACAGAACCGTATGGAATCTACGATGTGGACGATGACTTTGTGGCGCAGACTAGGCTTGTGGACGGTGCTTTGTGGGACTACGGAAAAGGTGCAACACTGTACGGCTGGCACATTTCCAAGCTGGAAATCTACGACACGCCGAAGAAGCTGAGCAAGTTTTTTCGCCCGCTTGAAATCTGCATAGGCAAAGTGTGCGATGAATATGGGTGTGCATATTGCGAAAATGGCGGTCATATCAAACGCCCGCCCCAGAGTTGGTGCTATGTGGAGGAATTGCAATGAGCGATTACATCAGCCGGGAAGCGGCGATTGCCGTAGCCGAAGATGCGCAGAAGAAGCTGTGCCCACTTGGCTTGTGGGGCAGAAGATTCGCGTTTGATAAGGAACAATATGATTTATGGCAGGAACTCATAGAAAAATTGGAGGCTATCCCCGCCGCCGATGTGGAGCCGGTGCGGAACGGGCGGTGGGAAGAGTGCGACTGGGTTGACGTGGACGAGCATGGGTTCGGTACAAGAAGAACCTTTAAGGCAGGATTGCGGTGTAGCCAGTGCGCTTGTGTTTTCAAAAAGGAGCTGCTTTGGAAACGAAACTATTGCCCCAACTGCGGCAGCAAAATGGATTTGGAGGATGACAATGGCACATGATTTTTTGGGAAATGAATTAAGCGTTGGAGATGATGTTGTATTTCTGAATTACAACGGAACTTCTGCCAGCTTAGAGCGTGGAAAAATTACAAGAGTATCAGAGCATACAGCAGAAATCAGCGGCAAACGTAGAGCGGAATACAAGATTGTCAAGGTTAATCCTGTGAAACCCACGATGGGTAACACATGGATTTCGTGCAGTGAGAGGCCGCCGGAAGAACTTGAACCTGTAAATGTGGTGTGGGTAAATCACAACCCAATGCCGTACTACCGGTACATGAAGGACGTTCCGCAAAAAGCGACTGCTGTCTATTACAGGGAGGCTTGGTATTGGTGGTCGTGTGTTTGCGAAGATTTGCTTGTAGAGTGCGGCGCGAACGAAACGGATCAGGTGGATGACGATATTGAAATCACCCACTGGCAGCCGCTTCCTGAACCGCCGAAGGAAGGAGGCGAAGAGAATGGCTGATTTTATCGAGGTGCATCTGCAGGGCAAGCCCCGGCTGGTTAATCTGGACTGGGTGGAGGATATATGGCCAACGGAGAACGGGGCGCAGATTTATTTTGCGTTTACCAGCCCTGATGCTGTATTACAGGATTTTATAACAACAGATGAAAGCTACGACAAGATCAAAAGCATTGTAGCCTATCAGCGGGGCTAAAGGGGGTAAACTGGAATGAGTGAAAGACAAGAACACCGTCAGCGCCTTAACGCTAGAATTGCTTACGCCGCCGCTATTGAGCGGTGGGCTAAGGATCAGCCGTCACGCATTCGGTTCTTTGCCGTCAGACGCTGGCTGAAAAAGATGCCGAGGAAGGAGGATTTTTATGAGGCTGATTGAGGGGCGATCATTTTACAAAGAGCCGTGGTACGGTAGTTATCATTCGATGATGGACAGATGTTACAGGAAGAAAGCACATATTGAAAAAGTGCTTGCGAAGGAGAATTTGAGATGCCACGCTTAATTGATGCAGAGGAATTGGAACTCCAATTTGATGTTTCCGACGAAGATATTATAGCAAAGGAGATAATCCGGAATGCCCCCACCGTTGATGCCGTCCCCGTGGTCAGGTGTCGGGACTGCAAGCATCTGCACATGTGGGACCAGAAAGATAGATACGCATTTTGCCCCAAAACAAGCATCGTGTTTTCGCCATTCGAGAAAGATATAAGGACATTCTTTTGCAGCCACGGAGAAAGGAGAAAATCGAATGAAAATCACACTTGATATTCCCGATGGTATGATCGGCGGTTTCCTGAACGGTGTGATGAATACACGCAACGGGCCGAGGTTTGTAAGCTATCCGATGGATAGCGATGACATGCGCGATGGGGCAGAAATCAAACTGCCCCGGGAGACCAAAAATGAGCAATGAACTCACCTACATGGACTGCTGGCACTTTATCGCCCCGCTGATTCCGGTGGACACGGGCTACACAATGGATATTTACATCATGGTGTTTAACGCCCTGAAAGAAGCGGAGAAGAAGCGGATTGCAGAAAAGGGAAAGGGGAGGAAAGCTACGCATGACGCGTAAACGCTTTATCAAACTTCTGGTGGGGAAGCTTCCGCTTTCCCGGAACGAGGCAAACTACATTGCCGATATTGTAAGAATTTTTGATCGGAGGGAATCATGAGCAAGAAACCGGACTATCTTACCCTGTGCTCCATAGCCGCCCAGAAGGCCGGGACGAGCTACGGGAAGTACATGGCAATGCACGGATACCACCCGCCAATTCAGGCCGATGTTGAGGACGTGGAAGCCCCGCAGGGGCATTGTTAAGGTCTGCCCCCAGTGCGGGAAGGAATTCACGCAGGGCAAGATCAAGCAGAAAATCTATTGCAGCTTGGAGTGCCAGAAAGCCCACGCCCAGAGAGCCGCTCAAAGGAGATACCGCGACAAAAAAGCGGCGGCTGACGCGGGATAAGGAAATGGGGCGGTAATGTGGAGTACAGGGACGGCAGGAAGTACTGCGTCGGGTGCTGGTATTTCTTCGGATACTACGAAGGCAGCCGGTGCTGCAATTACATATTCGTCTGCGGGGAAAAGCGGCCTTGCCCGCCTGGGAAGGATTGCACCGAAAGGAGGGAGAAAACGAAAAACAGGAGACGGAATTTAATATTATAGCTTTATCCCTGTATAGTATATATTAAATATAATCTTATATCTCGTGTATATTGTGTATATCTATACAGGGATTCAATAAGATATGCAAGGAGGAACGGAATGAACTGGAAGTATGAGGCCATTGAAAAGCTAAAGGAGTACAGTGCAAAGAGGCAGGCCCTGAACAGTATTCCCGAAGAAATGGCGCGGCTGGAATCCGCTATGCAGAGTATCCGAAGCGCCACGGCTGACGGTACGCCGGTAAGCGGCGGTGGCTCCGGCCGGGAAGATGCGATGCTATCGAATATCGTTCACCGTGAGGAACTGGCGCGGTCACTCGAACAGGCGAGAAAATGGGTGTCGCTTGTGGATTCCGGGCTTGAAGTCCTTACAGACGATGAGCGGAAGGTGCTGGATAGATTCTACATAAAGCCTGCGAGGGGAAATGTGGACAGGTTGTGCGAAGAATTTGGGATTGAAAAATCTCAGGTTTATGCGCGAAAGGATTCGGCGCTTCACCATTTTACAATTTCCCTGTACGGATGCGCAGAAATTTGAAAAACCGGAAAAAAACCGGAAGATTTTTCGGTTTGAATGTGCTATACTGGTAAAAAAGAAAAAGCGCAAGAGGCTTGGGGTTGTTCCTGAGCCTCTTTTTGCATGGCGCGGTAGATAACGAGTTGGGCGCTCTCTCCCCAACAGAAGGCCGTTTGAATCGGCCTCGCGCCATATATATCGCCGATGGCCTCCCTATCGGCACAGCGGGCGCTTTCCGGTGAAGTATGCCCCAAATGCCAACAGGTGGAAACAGAGTTCAAAAAAACATTTTAATCAACAGGAAGGATTGATAGCAATGTTTGTAGAAATCGCAAAGGTCGGGAAGCAGGAACGCCCTACGGTAACAAGCCTTGATGTGGCGGAGACGTTCGGGAAACTGCACCAGCACGTTCTCAGAGACATTCGCGAACTTGGATGCAGTGAGGAATTTCGGCTGTCCAATTTTGGACAGTCGAGCTATGAGAACGCGCAAGGACACAAGCAGCCGATGTTCATCATAACCCGCGACGGGTTCACCCTATTGGCCATGGGTTATACTGGCGAACTTGCTATGAAGTTCAAGGAAGCGTATATCAAGCAGTTCAACGCTATGGAAGCCGCCTTGCAAGGCAAGCTGATCGAGCGCGAAAAAGGGATTGCCGTTCGTCAGGCGTTGACCAAAGCGCTACAGCAGTCCAGAGAGGACGAGCGGATGCACGGCCATGCGTATTCCAATTACACGAATTGCATCTACAGGGCGTTGTTCGGGAAAGACGCGGCGCAGCTTCGCCGGGATTATGGGCTTGGCGCAAAGGACAATCTTCGGGACGCATTTCCGCAGGAAGAACTTGCCGCTGTGCAGTCCATGGAGCGCCTTGTGAGCGGCCTTGTTGACTGCGGATGGGAATATGCGCAAATTAAAGAATTTATCGGAAAGACCAATTCAAGATTGGCTATTTCCGCATGATGAGCAACTGGTAAGCTACTTTGCCGAGTTGCTTTTTTATTATCCTGAATGAGAGGTGGTGACGGGTGGCAGATGGAACGAAGAACCTTATTCCCTTCGACCAGAGAACAGAGGAAGAACAGAAAAGAATACGAACAGCTGGCGGCATTGCCTCCGGTGCCGCCCGCCGTCGAAAGCGGAACCTGAAACAAGCAGCTGATCTGTACCTGTCCTTGCCAGTAACAGACAGACGTGTGCGGAATAAAATTGCCCGTGACGGGGTGAATCCTGAGGATATCGACAATCAGATGGCCATGATCGTTGGACTGACAGAGGCAGCGGTTCGGGGAGATGCCAGATGCGCCAAGGTTCTGGTTGATTTGCTTGGGGATTCCACCGTGGAAGAACCCACACCGGATGACGGATTCATGGACGCACTTCGAGAAGAGGCGGGACAGATATGGCAGGAGGATTAAAACAGGTGGCATTTCGGTTTCAGCCCTTTTCCAGGAAGCAGAAGCAGATACTCACCTGGTGGCTCCCGGAATCCGGTGTATCAGACGCAGACGGAATCATAGCAGATGGAGCCATCCGGTCAGGGAAAACCGTGTGTATGTCGCTGGCTTTCATTCAATGGTCGATGCACAGCTTCAACGGCCAGAATTTCGGAATGTGCGGAAAAACTGTGGGCAGCTTCCGACGGAATGTTCTATCTGTGCTCAAGCAGATGCTTCCGGCAAGGGGATACACCATACGCGACAGGCGGACGGATAACCTGGTGGTTATCTCCCGGGGCAGCACCGAGAATTATTACTACATCTTTGGCGGTAAGGACGAAGGCTCCCAAGATCTGGTGCAGGGCATTACCCTGGCTGGAATTCTTCTGGATGAAATCGCCCTGATGCCGGAGAGCTTCGTCAATCAGGCAACCGGCCGCTGCTCTGTGGACGGCTCCAAGTTCTGGTGCAACTGCAACCCGGCAGGCCCGGAGCATTGGTTCAAAAAGCAATGGATCGACGAACGGCAGAAACGGAACCTTCTGTACCTCCACTTCACCATGGAGGATAACCTGAGCTTGTCGGAGCAGATACGAGCCAGATACCGGGCGATGTACACCGGCATTTTCTACCGGCGGTATATCCTGGGGCAGTGGTGCCTTGCGGAAGGGCTTGTGTATGAGTTCGACCCAGAGAGGCACGTCACGCACGATTTACCGGAATGTGGAGAGTGGTATATATCCTGTGACTATGGAACACTGAACCCATTCTCTGCTGGCCTGTGGTGCGTCAGAGACGGCGTTGCTGTCCGGGTTGCGGAATTTTATCATTCCGGCAGGGAACAGCAACGACAGCTAACGGATGAGGAATACTACCGGGCAATCGAACAGCTAGCCGGTGACAGGGATATCCGGCACATTGTGGTTGACCCGTCTGCGGCCTCTTTTATTGCCTGCATTCGCTCACACAAGCGTTTCTCCGTCAGGAAAGCGAAGAATGATGTTATGTACGGTATTCGCCTGACGGCCATGATGCTCCAAGCTGGTGTTATCAAAATCGGCTCTGGCTGCAAGGACGCGATTCGGGAATTTGGCCTGTACCGCTGGGACGACAAGGGAGAAGTGGATAAGCCTGTGAAGGAAAACGATCATGCCATGGATGATATCCGGTATTTCTGCGCGACCGTCATGCGCAGAAACCACCAGGCACGAAAGATTATTGGAGGAATTTGCGATGAGGAAACGGATTCGTAAATGGATCGTGGATATGGCACCTATTTGGGCGAAAGCGTCGTTGCAAGCCGATATAAGGACGCTTGAAGCGGAAAATCGGCAGCTTCGGGCGGAAGTGGATACTTTGAACGCCTATATACAGGGATTGCAGTATGCAACCCGTGCGCTGCGGCGCATCACGATCAACGCAGGAGGAGAAAAGCGTGATTTATCCGAACAGTGATTATGAAATGGCGTTTCGCGCCGTTGACATGACATCTCCGGAAATGAAAAAGGCCATCCAGAGGTGGCAGAATCTGTATTATGAGAAGGCCGCGACCCCGGATTATGACCCGTGCCAGCGGATTCCATATACCATCGTCCGTAAACTGACAAAGACGGCATTTTCGGAGTATTCGGCATCCAGCAAAGACGCGTTTGTTTCCGAAATCCTCGATGCGGCAGACGCGAAAAAGAAAAGCGCCATGCAAAAAGCCCTGATCGGCGGAGAAAGCGGCTTAAAGCCCATCCCGACGGGCAGCGGGTTCCGCTTCGCAGTTGTGAGCAGACCGAACATTCTGGTATTTGGCCGGGACGGGGACGGGAACATGACCGACATCGGCATGGCAGAACACAGCATCCGTGAAAGATTCTATTACACGCTGTTGGAGCGGCGCACGGTGGATGACAGCGGGTATCTGACCATTACCAACAGACTGTATCGGTCGAACGACCAGAACAGCTTGGGGCAGGCTGCTGCGCTTACAGAGCTGCCACAGTATGCGGAACTTGCAGAAGAATACACGTTCCCTGAACCACTGGGAAGCGTCGGCGTTGCATGGCTGAAAACGCCGATTGACAACAGTGTGGACGGTAGCCCCGACGGGGTATCCGTTTATGACGCGGCTGTCGGCCTGATTGAAAATATCAACCGGAACGAGGCGCAGATCAACGGAGAGTTTGAGCGTGGGAAAAGCCGGATTATTGCCAGCGCGGATATGCTGGAGGTTGACGAGGTCGGCGGGCGGAAAAACTTGTCCGCAAGCGTGTTTACCGCAGTGGATGAATCCCCCGACGATATAGGCATAACTATTTTCTCCCCGGCGCTGCGGGAACAGTCGTATCTTGCCAGAAAAACGGAATATCTCCGGAATGTGGAGAACGTGATAGGCTTAAAGCGCGGGCTGCTGTCCGAAGTGGAGGCCGCAGAAAGAACGGCTACCGAGGTAACGTCCTCTGAGGGTGACTACAACCTGACGATTATCGACTTCCAGCAGATGTGGGAAAGCGCCCTGCGGGAGGCCGCCAGACTGTGCGGCGTTCTGGGGCGGATGTACCGCATACCCGGCGCCCACGACGTGGAAGATGATTCCATTGTCGTGGATTGGGGCAACGGCGTTCTGTTCGATGAGGAAAAGACCTGGGCTGACTACAAAGACATGGTCGCGGCGGGGCTGCTGAAACCTGAGATTGCACTAGGGTGGAAATTTAACATGCCCCGGGACACGGAAGCACAGTTAGCGAAAATTCGGAAAAAGTACATGCCGATAGAAGATAGTAACGGAGGGGAGGAATAAGAATGGGCGGTAGAGGAAGCGCCGGCGGTGCCGGCAAGTTCGGGAAAGAGGCTGGGGTCGGCCTATCGAAACGAGATATTGAACGCGCAAATGCTGCATCCATAATCGATATGGGCGATATTATAAACCGAACATTTGAACGTAATATAGCGGAAATTAACGGGCTATCTCTTTCGGATAATGAGAAAAAAGATGCCACAACCAAGATGAAAAATCTCGCAACCAATGCGTTGAAAACGGCGGCGGGGGCAGTCAATCCTTATTCAAGCGGGCCAGCAAGACTTACAACAGCGCAGAAAACGGGTAGCGCAGCAGATAGGGCTGCAAAAGCACGCGGAGAAATGGATAGTTTCATGCAATCGGTGCGCAGCAAATCAAGCAAAAACAAAAAAGCAGCAGAAAACAAAGCGTTTTCTAATGCGTTTGTTTCTGCACAAAAGTCTGGCGCGCTGGAAGTTACTGTGAACGGGAAAACGTACCGTAGAGCCAACAGGCGTAGTAGTACGTGGAGGCCAGTATGATAAACTTCGAAAATCTAGATAAAGCCATTTTTCCCGGCGTTGGAAAGTACGGAATACCTGAAATCGCGCCGACAACTGAATACCCGGCGGGCGAGTTTATCCCGATGAACTATGCCATGAGCTGCAAAAATCCGGAAGGAAAAATTTTGCATTCTTTTGTGGATGATTACCAATTTACTAGGTTTTGGAATACGCCAGACCGATATATTCCTATGCTGTCTCGGTTCGCCGCCGTGTGCGCACCGGATTTTTCCACATACACAGATATGCCACTGGCCATGCAGATTTACAACCACTATCGGAAACACTGGCTTGCGGCGTATTGGCAGGCGCACGGGCTTACAGTATACCCAACAATCAGTTGGAGTGATGAACAATCCTATGATTGGTGCTTCGATGGCGAGCCGGTAGGCGGCGTTGTTGCCGTGTCCAGCGTGGGAACGCAGAACAACAAGGAAGCTAATCGGCTTTTTCTTAAAGGATATGAAGAAATGATGAAGCGATTAGCCCCGTTATTTGTGATTTTTTACGGTAAAGTGCCGCTTGAATGCGATTGGAATGTAATTCGGGTACAGCCGTATTACAAACAGATAGAGAGCAGGAGAAAAGCCAATGCTGACCGCTGACCAGATTGAAGCCCTTGGGAATAAGGCACAGCAGCTCATTACCCCGGTGACGGAGTTCCTGATTGAGGATATTGCAAGGCGAATTGCGGAAGCTGGCCGATTCACCAGCACGGCGGCCTATCAGACATGGAGACTTCAACAGTTGGGTATTTCTCAGCGGCAGTTAAAAAAGGAGCTTCGAAAGCGGCTGAAAGTATCCCACCGGGAGCTTCGGCGACTGATAGAACAGGCCGGGGAAACCGGATACAGTTATGACATCCGGAAACACCCCTATGTACAGGCGGTGCCATTCCGCAGTAATGAGGCCTTGCAGCAGATTGTGTCTGCTGCGGCGCAACTCGCCGATTCTGAGCTGGACAATATCACCCAGACAATGGGTGCTGTCATGCCGAATGGCAAGGCTGTGGGGCTTACAGACGCTTACAGACAGGCTTGCGATTTCGCCTTTACGAAGGTTTCGACGGGGGCGCAGGATTATGCCTCCGCTATCCGGGAGGCTACCCGGAATCTTGCGGAAAAGGGGATTGTCACAATCGACTATGAATCCGGCGTTCATACCTCCATGGAAGCCGCTGTCAGGCGTAGCGTTATGGGTGGCCTGGGGTTAATGCAGGAGCAGATCAGCCAGCAGAACCACGATGATTTCGGCTGTGACGGCTGGGAGATATCCGCTCACGCGGCCAGTGCCCCCGACCATGAGCCGATTCAGGGCAGACAGTACAGTGACGCAGAATATGAGAAACTGAATAACTCCCTTGTGCGGCGTATCGGTACGCTGAACTGTGGCCATGCGGCTTTCCCGATTATTCTTGGTGTTGATTCTCCGCAATACACGCCGGAGGAACTGGACAAATTCAGGAAAGATAACGAAAAAGGCATTGACTACGACGGGAAGCACTACACCACGTATGAGGCTACCCAGCGTCAGCGGCGGCTTGAATCCGCCATTCGGAAGCAGAAACGCAGGATTCTGGTTGATGAGGCCACGGGGGACAAAGAGAACTTACAGCGCGATCAGATCAAATACCAGGTTCTGAATCAGGAATATAAGCGCTTTTCCGAAGCGGCAGGGCTGCGGATGCAGCATGAGCGCATGGAGATGCCCGGGTTTGGTGCAAAACAGGCCAGAGAGGCGGAAAAGACGGCAGAAAGCAATGAGAAAAACTTGCAATTTATCAACAACGATGCTACAATCAAGGCGGAATCCGGATTGCCGAAAAAGTTGCAGGAAGCAGATACCGTAATTCCCCATACTGTGACTGTAAACCTTCCTAAAATCCAAGGAGTTGTACCAAAGGGCGCTACGGCGGTTGAGGTGTACACAATGGCCGGTGACGGGACAAGCACACCAATTCGGGATTTGAAGCGCCTGTATGCTACATACCCTGACTATGGGGACGCAAGCGGCTGGAAGAAGAAATCCGGGACGGTATATGCAAAGAGCCATCACTATGTGGTACACTGGTACGAGAATACCAAGGGCGTTCCGCTTGATGAAATTAAACTGAAAGGGGCGAAGTAATATATGCGTGTTCGATACATAGGTAAGAGCTTTGGAATTGATGGTTTGTCGGACGGAAAGGAATATGAGGTTCTTTCCTGCGACGCCGATTCTGGCGCACTTCAAATTGTTGATGACAGCGACGAAGACTATCTCTACGACCCGCACAACCCTCGCCCGATTGCAAACCCAAACCACCCCGGCGGAAGGTTTGAAATTGTCGAGGATGACGCGTCGGGAACCCTTAGAAAAGCAATATACGGATAAGCCGAGAGAGCTATGGAAACATGGCTCTCTTTTCTCGTGCGAAAGGAGCGAACGGGCATGATGTACTGTCCCTATGCAGTTAACCGGCATCTGGTTCAGCAGACAACGTATGAGTATAACGATGACAACTACCAAACACTTCAACAGACGATAGAACACAACACCGCCGAGTTTGTGGAGCGCAAAAAGGAATTATGCGGCGCATGGCGCGATGGGAAGTGCCACTATAATCAAGTTGATTGAAGCAACTATTCGGGTTTTCCGAACGGTTGCTTTTTTCATACCATTTTTGCCGTGGCAGGCGTAAAACGAGCCGACAGCAGGGGACGCAACCCCCATATAACAAAGCATAGCTGAGAAAGGAAGTATATGAAACGCGAGTTTTTGCAGAATTTCAAGGTAGGAGACCAGCCCCTGAGCAAGGAGATCATTGACGAGATCATGGCAGAGAATGGCCGGGATATCGAAGCGGCTAAGAAGCCTTTTGCTGACTATGACACCATCAAGAGCCAGCTGAGTGAGGCGCAAAAGACCATTTCCGGCTTTAAGGAGCAGGACATCGATACCATCAAGCAGTCTGCCAAGGATTGGGAAAAGAAGTACAACGATGCCATTGCCGAGAGCAACCGGAAGATCGCGGATATGGAATTCTCCCACGCCCTAGATGCCGCCATCACCGGCGCAAAGGGTAAAAGCACCAAGGCGATCCGGGCGCTGCTGGACATCGACACTTTGAGAAGCAGCAAGAACCAGGAAACGGACATTAAGGCCGCTCTGGAAGCTCTCCGGAAGGACAGCGGCTATTTGTTCGATGACGGCAAAACGCCGCCCCCCTATGCCGGGAAGACCGGTACAGGGCAGCAGGAGCCTAACGGCGAACCGACGACCCTCGCCGGTGCGCTCAGGGCAAATTACAACATGAAGTGAAAGGATGATTTTTAACTATGGCAATTACTCTTGCAGAAGCAAAGGTCGGCATGGCCGACAAGGTCGATCAGCAGGTGGTCGACGAGTTCCGGCGCAGTTCTCTGTTGCTGGACAGACTGGTGTTTGATAACGCCATTTCCCCCGGCACCGGCGGTTCCACTCTGACCTACGGTTACATTCAGCTGAAAACCCCCTCTACTGCGGCTGTCCGTGCTATCAACAGCGAATACACCGCAGGCGAGGCGAAGCGGGAGGAAAAGACCGCCAAGGCCGTTATCATGGGCGGTTCCTTCCAGGTTGACCGCGTGATTCAGAGCACCTCTGGAGCCATTGATGAGCTGGCATTCCAGGCGCAGCAGAAGATCAAGGCAACCAGCAACTATTTCCACAATCTGGTGATCAACGGCACCTCCGCCGCGTCCGGCACCGGGTATGTCACGAACACCTTCGACGGCCTGAGAAAGGCTCTGGCGGGCACCTCCAACGAGTTCGCTACGGATATTGACCTGTCCGATTCCACCAAGCTGGACAGCAACGCCAATGCCTTCGTTGACCAGCTGGATCAGCTGACCCACATGGTGGACGGCGGCGCTTCTCTGCTGCTGATGAACACCGCCATGCTGCTGAAAGTCCGGGCGGCTGCCCGCCGGGCGGGGTATTACGACCGCAAGAAGGACGACTTCGGCAGGGCTGTGGAGTACTTCGGCGATATCCCCATCATGGATGCCGGTATGTACTACAACGGCACCAAGTCTGTGGATGTCATCGACACCTCCACCCCCAGCACCACCGCCGCCGGTACTTCCAGCATCTACGCTGTGAATATCGCCCTGGACGGCTTCCACGGCATTTCCCCCACCGGAACCGGCGTAATCAACAGCTATATGCCCGATCTGAAAGCCCCCGGCGCTGTAAAGAAGGGCGAAGTGGAGCTGGTGGCCGGTGTTGTGCTTAAGAATACGCTGAAGGCGGCGGCGCTGAACGGCATTATCCTGAAGCCCAAGACCGCGTAACGGAAAGGAGACGCCCTGATGATTGACTATGATTTTTACATAAGCAGCTTTCGGGGCGACGCTATCCCCGCAGAGGACTGGAACACGTGTGAAGCCCGTGCGGCGGCGCAACTGGCAAGATACAAGCGCATATACACGGTAAAGGCACCGGAGGAAAACTCTGAAGCCCTTGCCGTGTGCGCCATGGCAGAGGCTATTCACGGCTTTGATCTGATTACCAACGGCGAGGGCGGCGCTGTTCAGTCTGCGTCTATCGGCTCCGTTTCGGTGAGCTATGGCAGCGGGAACGGTGTTGATGTCAGCGCCAGAGGGCAGTCGCGGGAGCTGTACCGATGCGCCTGCCTGTATCTCGATATCTACCGGGGGTGCTAGCTATGGTGAGAATCAAGCGCCGCAGCTGCCCCGTAGACTACCGGCTGTGCAATCAGGCGGTCACGGTATACCACCGGGACGGCAACAAAGTAACCAGAACGGTACACGATAGAGCCTTTTTGGATTACAAAAAAACCGAGAATGTGGACAAGACCGGCAGTAAGGAAGTCAATTCCTTTCTGCTGGTCATTCCCTGTTCGGAGGTGTGCGTTTATCCGGAGGACAAGGTGCTGCTGGGTGCCGGGGAGGAAATCACGGCGGCGCAGTGGCCGTCCTTCATTCCGGTGAAGGTTCCGGGGCTGGTTGTTGTGAAGTACGTTGACCCCAAATACTGGGGCGGCAAGCTGGTTCATGTGGAGGCGGGCGGATGAAAACACGGATAAAGGTTGATATGAAGCCCGTAGACACAATCCTGACAAGGCTTGGCGTCAATAAAACCGGCGATGTGCAGATGCAGCTTACCCGGATAGTGAACAAGCGGATAACGCGGTACATGCCGTTCCGAACCGGTGTGCTTTCCACGAAGCTTAAGTATATCTCAAGCCCGACAGAGATCACGGTTATGGCACCATACGCCCGGTATCAGTACTACGGCAAAGTCATGGTAAATGCTAAAACCGGAAAAGGCCCCGCTTTCATTCCGGGAGTCGGATACCGGTACAGAAAAGGAACCGTGCTGAGAGCGACTGATCGGGACTTGAACTATGACACCACCAAGAACCAGCAGGCAGGACCGTTCTGGGACAGACGCATGATGGCGGCAGAGAAAGACCAAATTGCGCACGACCTACAGGCTTATATCAACAGGAGGGGCGGAATATGACGGCGCTGGAAAAAATCAAAGACTTTCTCGGGCAGTACCCCGGCGCGGATATCTTCCGCGATTTCCATGTTGACTACACAGACCAGATTCCGTTCAACGGCGGTGTTTTCCCATCCGGGCTTGTGGAGGTTTCCAGAACACGGGATATCCTCGGGAACACGACCGTGGTCAACCAGTACAATTTCGGGCTGTACTACGTGTTCGAGAAGTCCCCGGGGGATGATACCGGAGCGTCTGAAAATGCGGGCTGGGTCATGGACTTTCAGGAGTGGGTGCAGAAAATGTCCGTTATGGGCAATGCCCCCACCTTTGGGGATGACCCGAGGGCGGAGAAAATCACCGCGCAGAACGGCGTTCTGTACGGTGCAGACGAAGAAGGAACGGCAATGTACATGGTACAGCTGTCCGTTCAATTCAAAAAACGATTTATGAGGTGAAATAATGGCAGATTTAGAGTTTAATACCGCATCCGGCCAGACCGTAGACCGTGAGCTGCTGATCGCGTACCTGAACACCGGGACAACCTCTGCTCCTGTGTGGTCGCCGCTTGGTAGCCGCGTCACGGATTCCAGCATGGAATACGACTGGCAGGAGGAATCCAACAAGGATATCCTTGGTACGACCAGAAGCACGATGAAAAAGCCCATCATCACGCAGACCTTTGACCCGTGCGATCTGGACGCCGGAGACGCTGCGGTTCTGAAAATTTGGAACCTCGCTGTCAAGGAGCAGAACGTGGCAGCACTGACCAATCAGGATATGCTGATTGTGCATCTGTACGCCGGGACTAAGGGCACGGCGGCCTTTGCAGAGCGCTACAGCGCCTGTATGGTCAAGCCGTCCAGCCTTGGCGGCGAGGGCGGCGGCTTTGTCGGAATGCCTATGGACATTACATACGGCGGCGCACGCACGGTAGGTACTGCGGCGGTAAGTGCCGGAACCGTTACGTTCACGGCTGATACCTGATGCAAATACGGGGCGGTGAGAGCCGCCCCGAAATCTTTGGAGGGATTATGAAAGAACTGACACTGAATACTGGCGAAATCGAGTATAGGCTTAACGATAAATGCACGGTTCGGTTTAACCCTACAGACCCCGCATTTGCCGACCGAATTTATTCGGCGCTCGACGAGCTGTCCCGGAAGCAGGAAAGCAAGAACCCGGACAACATGAGTACAAGAGAAACGTTTGACTACCTCCGGAAGCTGGACGCAGAGATGCGGGAGACGATTGACGGCTGCTTCGATACCCCTGTATGCGAGCCGTTGTTCGGCAAAATGAGCGTGTATGCAAGCGCGGAGGGGATGCCACTGTGGATGAATTTAATGCTTGCCATTATCGACGAGTTCGATGATGGAATTAAGCGGGAAAAGGCGTTCCACAGCGAAAAACTGGCGAAATATACAAAGAAGTACAGCCGATGATGTACGAACTTCCGACATCTGTCAACGTATGCGGAACAGATTATGATATTGAGACGGATTTTCGGGCGATTCTGGATATATTCAGCGTTCTGGAAGACCCGGATTTGACGGGCGATGAAAAGGGAATTGGGATGCTGGGAATCTTCTATAAGGGTTTCCGGGATATGCCCGTGGAGCATTTCAGCGATGCCGTTCAAAAATGCTACTGGTTTATCAACGGTGGCAGTGACGAAAGATGCAAAAGCACCACGAAGCTGATGGACTGGGAGAAAGATTTCCCGATTCTGATTGCCCCGGTAAACCGCATTGCCGGTACGGAAGTCCGCTCCATGCCGTATCTGCACTGGTGGACATTTCTTTCATATTACATGGAAATCGGGGATTGCTTCTTTGCACAGATCGTGCGGATACGGGATTTGAAGGCGAAAGGAAAACTGAAAGACAAAGCGGATAAGGACTTCTACCGGCGAAACAGGGACGCTGTGGATATAAGGACGCAGTATTCCGACACGGAGAACGAAATTATAAAGGCGTGGACGTGAAAACACCCGCAATTTCAGCCATTTTTTTCACGTCGTCACGGTTCCAGAGAAGAACACCAGTTGCGTCTGCTGCTTGCTTTGCGCCTTCCGTAAAATAGCGATTTGTCATTACAGCACCAACGTGACAATGGTAGATTGTTTTCCCGGTGTTAACCTCCTGCACTGGCTTATTCCCTAGATCTGTTGCGTAGCACTTACACTGTATCGCATACTTTATGCCAGCTTTTTTCGCGAGTATATCAACGCCCTGATCGCCGCTACCCCGGGTGACCTCGACATCAATAAACCCGTTTTTCCTCAAAATATCGGCACACCAGAATTCAAAAGCGTGTCCTTCCATGCAATCTATGGCAGACATTCCCATTTTTTGCACCGGGCGGGCAATAGCGCCATGCTGATTGCGGATAATCTTCCACGTAAAATCGGGATACTTTTTAACAAATCCAAGTTCTTCTAGCTCGTTTGCCAAGTCAGACGCCACGTTAAAACTCCGTATTTCAAGCTTTCTTTGAAGCATGGAGATTGAAAAAGGTTCGAGATTCGGTAATAGCTGTATTGCATCACGAACCATTTGCGGGGTGACCTTTCTGGCAAAGTAATACCTCTTAGAAAGATACTTTACACTCAGAATTCCGCAAACTATTGGAACAACGAGGATAGTTATTGTATACCCAGCGCCAACAGTGATTTTCCCGTTTTCGTTCGCAGGCAAAATAGCCGTGGCAAGAGACAGAATAAGAAGAGCGGACAAGAACCACGCTACGGAAAAAATGAATACTGTTTTCAGTTTTTTCATAAGGCAATCCCCCAGTGCATTATTTTATCATTTAATTTCAACAGTTCCTATAGCGCATTAAAAGAGCAGGTGATTATATGGCAAATGCTGACGGTTCAATCATTTTTAGCACGGAGATCGACAACAAAAAAGCACAAGCTGAGCTTGATAAACTGGAAAAGAAAATAGCTTCTCTGGAAATCAAAGCAAGCCAAGCCGGGGCAAAGAAAATACCTCTAGAGGAGCAGGCCGATGCTTTGGGCGTGGCACTGGATGACGCAAAGCAGAAGCTCGAAGCGTTAAAAGCCAGTGGCGCATCTCCCGGTGCGATAGGGGCGCAATCGGAAACGGTTACTTCGCTACAGTACCAGTGGGATCAGGTTAACAACAAGATTGACAGATATAACCGCGAAATTGAAAAGGCCAACGGTGATATTGATGTCTCCAAGAGCCGGGCGGGAGAACTCGCCGCGCAACTCGCTTCGGCGGGACGCAATACCGAGAAAATGAGCGCTGGGGTCAAAAAGGCGGAAAAAAGCGCGAAAACCTTCGCCAGCCGAATGAAATCTGTCGTTCGCTCTGCGCTTGTGTTTACAGTTATTACGCAGGCGCTTTCAAAGTTTCGGAATTGGATTGGTGATGTGATCAAGGTAAGTCCGGAAGCAACGGCGGCCATTGCAAGGCTCAAGGGCGCTCTGCTTACACTGGTACAACCATTGGTAAATATCATCATACCAGCGTTTACGAAGTTCGTCAACATCCTTGCCGCAATAATTAACAAAATCGCAAGCGTGTTTGCAGTGCTGACGGGAAAGACCGTAGAATCGTCGAAAGCGGCAGCAGAGGCATTAAATAAGCAAACATCCGCGCTTAACGGAACGGGAGCGGCTGCAAAAGAGGCAAAAAAGCAACTGCTCGGATTTGACGAGATCAACCAGCTGACCGAAGATACGTCTGGCGGCGGCGGAGGATCTGGCACGATAGCACCCGATTTTTCCGGATTTGATGATACAGAGGACGAGTTAAACACCATTCTCGGACTTGTTGGAGCTATAGCAACCGGCCTTCTGGCATGGAAAATTGCAAGCCTGTTTACCGATAGCCTGAGCATGATCGGAGGTATTGCGCTTGCTGCCGCAGGCGCGTTCGCACTGGTTTATTTTTGGCTTGACGCATGGAACAATGGCATTGATATGCAAAACTTCCTCGGTATGCTCGCTGGTGTCGCCGCTCTAGCCGGAGGTCTTGCCATTGCGTTCGGGTCTACCGCCGCAGGCATAGCGCTTGTAATAGGCGGCCTTGCAATGCTGGTTGTTGGAATAAAGGATGTCATTGAAAACGGATTTACCCTTGAAAACACGTTAACCATCATTGCCGGACTTCTGGCAGCTGGGCTTGGAATTGGCCTGTTAACCGGCAACTGGATTCCTTTGTTGATTGCCGGTATTGCCGCCGCGCTTATAGCGCTGGTTTCCTTTACCGGGCATGGCGAGGAACTAATCAACGGATTAAAGGAGACTATCGACGGATTCGGTAAATTCTTCAAAGGCGTTTTTTCCGGGGATATGGAGATGACTGCCGAAGGATTAAAGCAGATATGGGACGGCCTTAAAAATACATGGAACGCTGTCATTGATTCAATCAGGGACGCATGGAATATGTTCATCGAGTGGCTGCGCGGGAAAAATCCAGAATTAGCCGCAATTTTTGAGACATACGGGAAACTGGTTTCCGACCTTTACAACTCCGTGAAACAAATCCTAGGCGGCATTATCACATTTATTTCAGGAGTATTCACGGGGGACTGGGATAAAGCATGGGAGGGCGTAAAGCAGATTTTCAAGGGCATATGGAACGGTATTGTATCGATTCTGGAGGGCGCGGTAAATCTCATCATCGGCGGCATAAACTGGATGATTCGCCAGCTGAACAAAATTCAGATTAAAGCGCCGGACTGGCTTGGCGGCGGCACAATTGGCTTTAATATTCCTGCAATCAGCACCGTCAGCATTCCCCGACTGGCGCAAGGCACAGTTATCCCGCCTAACCGTGAATTTTTGGCCGTCCTGGGCGACCAGAAAAACGGCACAAACGTTGAAGCCCCTCTGGAAACCATTAAACAGGCCGTTGCGGAGGTGCTTTCGCAGAACGGTTCCGGCGAGGAAATCACGATCAAGTTCACCGGCGACCTTGCGACGCTTGCGCGGGTGCTGACACCTGAGATCACCCGTCAGCAGCGCCGGACACAGCGGGCATTGGGGGGTTAGTATGGCAAAACCATATTTCAAAATCAACGGCGTGGACATCCTCCACCTCACTCAGGAGGGCGGCATAAAGTGGCAGCGCAACGATGTGGAAAGCCCCAACGCTGGGCGAACCATGGACGCTACCATGCACCGTGGCCGGGTGGCGCAGAAATATCGGGCTGATATCACGTGCATGGATATGAACCGCGCGGAAGAGCTTGCGCTTATGGCTCTGATAAACCCGGAGTTTGTCACAGTGGAAACGAACCTACATCCGCTATACGGGAGCCAGATGGCGCAATATTATTCCAACAACGTTCCCGCTTCGATCTCCTACGTTGACCCCGATACCGGGGAATCGGTATGGACGGGTATTTCCTTCCCGCTGATCGAGCAGTAAGGAGGCAATATGCAGAAAACATCTGCTCTGTATAGAAAAATCCTTGCGGGCATCCACACGAAGGAAACGCGGGTTTCTATCGGCGATACTGGCTTTCTTGTGGACAAACGGGGAAACGGAATCACGTTCGGCGGCACCCGCATTCTGGTTGGGGCTTCCGGCGCAGATTCCGGATACGGAATGAACATCCTCGCGTCGGTAGAAACTACCGGCGCGATTTTCGATGGGAACGAGCCGACCGTCGGCAATGTAATAAGCCGAGAGTGCGACATTAAAATGCTGAAACCCTCTGGGAACATTGAAGGAATGTCCCGGATTGCGGTTTATGTAAGGCTTGTCAGCGATGGCGGCGAATGCTCCGAGTGGCTCCCGCAGGGCGTATTTTATGCGGATTCCATTGACCAGGACGCTGACGAGGACGATGTGCAGTGGCTTAAAATCCACGGCTACGACGCTATTCTGTTCGCAGAGCAGGATTACCCAGCAGACAGCAAATTGACATGGCCAGCAAAGGATATAGACGTTGTGCGGGAGATTGCCCAGGCAATGGGCGTGACGGTAGACCCGAGGACGGCGGAGATTATGCGCAACGCCTATCCTGTCCAGTACAATCCGGAATATACTTGCCGGGAATATCTTGGATATATCGCCGCCATGTACGCCGGGTGCTTTCTCATGAGCGAATCGGGGGAATTGCTTCTGGTATGCTTCTGGAATATTCCAAAAGAAACCCGCTACCTGATCGATACCCACGGCTACGCCATTACGTTTGGAGGTGACAGGATCGTTGTCTGACGTAATCAATGTCCGAAAATCGCTTTCGTCGCTGGAAAAGCAAGACACTTTCAACGGATATTCAAAAGTCGTTGTTGTCGTGTCAGATGAAATGGAATACTCAGCCGGAACCGACAGCGGGCGAACACTTACTCTGGACTGCCCGTGGGGTACGCAGAAAATGGCTGAGGATATTCTATCGAGAATCCAAGGCTTTCAGTACCAGCCGTATACCGCCGATGGCGCACATATCGACCCGGCGGCGGAGATCGGAGACGGATTTGCCGCCGGAAACTTATACAGCGGGATATACTCCAAAAACGTTTCCCACGGGGCACTGTACACGGCGAATGTATCCGCACCCGGCGGCGAAAAAATCAATTATAAGTACGAGTACAAAACACCTACGCAGCGCAAAATTGAACGCCACTATTCCGAAATGAAGTCCACGTTCAAGGTTCAGGCCGACCAGATTTCCGCCGAAGTCTCTGCCCGTATCGAGCAGGGGAACGAACTCACATCACGGCTGGACATTCAGAGTGACCAGATTTCCGCGCGGGTGACCAAAACCGGAGGTAGTAGTTCGTCCTTTGGCTGGGAGCTGCTTAATGATTCCTGGACGGTCAAGGCCAATAATACCACGGTGTTCAAAGTCACCAAATCCGGCGCAGAAGTTCGGGGGAAGATCACCGCCCTTAGTGGCAAAATCGGCGGTTTTGATATCCAATCCGACTACCTAAGCTATAACAATCAGGTCTGGAACGGCACCAACAGCCGGGGTATTTACATTGGTGTCAACGGTATTCAGTGCGGCTCTGAGGCTAACGGCGTGCAGATTACGCCGACCGGAAATCTGTATGCGGAGAATGGCTATTTCCGGGGAAGCGTCAGCGCTGGTATGATTGACTACGGTGGCAACGATGGGTACCTTGACGGGTCAGGTCTTGCCAGTCACAGTGTCTACGGCTCGGAAATTGGCTACAACACCATATCAACGGCTTACACCAGCGGAGGTATCAATACATCGCTCGGGTATGCGGATTTTGCAAATGGTGTGTTCAATGGGTGGAATACAGCGCCTAGTTTATCAACCGAAGATAAAGGACTGGTAATTGGAGGCCATACGATAGCTATAGCTTCTACATCGTTCAGGGATGGAAACGGCGGAACAGTATCTATAAAATACCTAACATGGATTTGATATGACTGATTATAATAGGAGGTTTCGATGGAAAAACTGAAAACCGCAACAGGCAAAGAATTCGACTGCGATTATTTCAACCCCTTCCCCCTGGTGGGGCAGATAAACATCCGAATTCTCGGGGAATCCCTGGCGACGATTGCCACGGTATTTGCAAATCCTGCTGAGACGGTGCAAATGTGGTGGGAAGGGCAGTACGCCGCCCAATATACGAAGATAATCGCTATCGTACCGGAAACCGGCGCGGTGCGTGTGGTGCTGGGAAAGGAGTAAAAATGAACCCTGTAATGAAACTTAGGGCAGTCCTGAATACCCTTGAGGGCGTTCAGGTCGCAGGACGGGAGAACTGGGACAGGATGCTGGGCAGTATGCAGGCCATTGAAGAAGTGGTGCAGGTGCTGTCTGCGCCTCATGCCCCTGACAAGGAGACTGAACAGGAGGAAGCAGATGGCAGATAAAGCAATATCCGAGCTGATTGCAGCAGAACAGATAAAAGCCGCTGACCTTTTCGTCCTGGAACAGGACAGCGCGGCCAAGAAGCTGACGGGACAAATTCTGCTGAACTGGCTTACCGCCGCAGCTGACGGCCACGGCGGTATCAGCAGCATCGTGAAGCAGTCCACAAGCGGCCTTACGGATACATACCGCATTACGCTTGCCGATACGACTACCTTTGATTTCAACGTGTCCAACGGCAAGGGCATTGCAACCATTGCCAAAGTATCCACAAGCGGCCTTGTGGATACATACCGCATCACCTACAACGACAGCACCACCAGCACGTTTACCATCACAAACGGCGCAAAGGGCGATAAGGGTGACAACGCATACGTCTGGATTCGGTACGCGGCGCAGAAGCCCACGGCAGCTTCTCATAGCTTCGGTGTCCTCCCTGACAATTGGATGGGCGTATACAGCGGCAATTCCGCAACCGCCCCAACAGACTGGACGAAGTATCAGTGGTTCGAGATCAAGGGCGAAAAGGGCGATACCGGGAATCCGGCAACGCTCAACAGTTCTGCAATCAGCTACCAGACGAGCAATTCCGGCACGGTCGTTCCGTCTGGAACATGGTCAAACACGATCCCGACGGTAGCACAGGGCAAGTATCTGTGGACAAGGGTCACGCTTACGTTCAATACCGGCAGCGCCGTCACCTCTTACTCCGTCTCCCGCATGGGCTTGGATGGCACCGGCGCTGTATCCAAAGTGTGCGGCAAAGAACCTAACTCCAATGGCAACGTTGAGCTAGAAGCTGAAAATGTTGGGGCATTGCCTAGTGCTGGCGGTTTAATGACCGGAAATATTGTCATGAACTCCCATCAAATCAAAGCATTAGGTGCGCCCACGGACAGCGCTGATGCCGCAACCAAGGGGTTCGTAGATACGGCGTTAAGTAATGCCAAAACGATTGCGAAGACTGCAACGTTAACTGCTGCCGGTTGGTCTGCCAGCGCCCCGTATACCCAGTCTGTTACGGTCTCCGGTCTGACGGATACAAAACGTGCGATGGCTTATCCAGTATACGGGAGCAACACGGCCACCAATCTTGCGCTGAAAGAGGCGTGCGGGATGGTGAGCTTCGCTTCCCGGTCAGGCAGCACGCTGACGTTTACCTGCCTTGAGGACAAGCCCACGGTGGATATTCCGATTACGGTGGAGGTGTACGTATGAGCATTGCGGTTCCTTTATATGGATTTGGAGCCAGCGGCGGCGGTTCCGGCGGCACCCTTACCGTCACAGCCCCGGCGAACGTCACTGTGACTGTTTCCAAGGACGGCAAGGCAAAGACCAAGAACTCCGGCACCAGCGGCGTGGTGGTCTTCAAGGGGCTTGCAAGCGGGACGTGGACTGTTACCATCACCGGTGACGGCAAGACCGCCCAAAAGAATGTTGTGGTCACAACCGATTATTCAACCGTGATTGCATTTTTCGCAGCTACTATCAACATCACCTATCCCGCCGGTTCGACCTGTACTTGCTCTGACGGCACAACAACTCTATCCGCCCCCGACACCAGTGGTACATGGGCTTGTATCGTACCGAACGCAGGGACGTGGACGGTGAGTTCCACCGATGGGGATAAGTCAAAAAGTGCCGATGTCGTGATAATTACCAACGGCCAGACCGAGAGTGTTACGCTGCTATATATCACTTATCTGTTCAAGGACGGTGAAACTTATGATTCGCTGACCGGCGGATGGGGTGGGACGGTTAACGCTGAAAAGCAAGCACTAGAGTTTCTTGTCGCAGCGGGAAAAACAGTCAATATGGCTACGAAAAGCAAGGTTGATATGACTGACTACAGCACCATATCCGCTAAGACCGACGCAAATATTCGTGGCGTTTCTCTTTTATTGATTATTGAGGATTCCTTCGCATCGAGTAGACCGTTGGCACAGGCAGCTCTCGCTACTGCCTCGGATGAAGTAAGCCTCGATATATCCAACATCACCGGTAGCCACTTAATCCGGCTCGCTTCGTACTCTGAAAAAGGCGGCAGCCGGTACGTCTACGAAGTCTCTATGCAGTAAGGGGGCTGTAACGCTTGAAAACAATTTATATTGGTTCAGAATTTAAGTGCTACGTTACCTCTGGTGAAGGCCTGACGCCTATTGAAACGGATTCCTTCGACGGTAAGTGCGACGCCTATATTGAGGGTTATCGCTTCATCCCAGCAGGTCAGACGTGGACACGCGCCGACGGCGTGATATTTGCCGGTGAGATGATCGCCCCGTGGAAGCCGTGGGCAGAGTTGGACACCGCCCAACGGGAGTATGAGCGGGAGCAGTATCAGGCTCTCGCTGCTCAGAACGCCGAGTACGAAGCCGCATTATCCGAAATCGAAACCGCTCTGGGGGTGAACGCATGACCATCGAAGAACGGAAGCAGAGAATCCTCGCGAAAATCGCGGAAATGAAAGCCAGCGGCGGCGAGGAACAGCTGAAAGAGCTGGATGAAGCCTACAAGAAAGGGGTTGACAGTCTGTGACACAAGAGGAAAGAAAAAGCATCATGTATGCTCAGGGGCGGGCGAACGCGCTTGCCTTGCAGGAGAAAGCCCCCGACATGACAGGCACCGAACTGAACGCGGCGGATAGCGACATTCCCAGTTTTAAGGCCGCTGTCGCAAACAAAAACATGCTGGAGCGCAAGGCCGGGTTTGTGTGCCGGTCATCTGCTGGCCGTGTGGTGCGGCTGGTGCAGCCCTATGACAGCACTATCTACACCCAGGAGCCGGAGGAACTTCCCGCACAGTGGGGGTTTGCTTGGAGCACCGACCCAGCAAAAGCGTTGCCGTTCGTCGCCTTGGCTACCAGCCCCTACAATAATGGCGACTGCTGCACGGAGGGCAGTAAAGTGTATCGCTCCACGTTGGACAATAATGTATGGTCGCCGTCCGCATACCCTCAGGGCTGGGAAGAGGTGAACGTATGACGGTAAAGCAAATTCAATGCCTTCTGACCTATCTGGGCTATTCTCCCGGCACGATTGACGGCATTGATGGCAGAAATACCCAAGGGGCAATTCGGGCGTTCCAAGCCGACTACGGGCTTACTGTGGACGGGATACCGGGAGCCGCTACCCAGAAAATGCTGATCGGCGCGATCGCCGGGACGGCGGTAAAAGTAGAGAAACCGGAGGCCAGCACCGAACCGAAAACCGGGACGTTCTGGGACGATATCAAGTACTTCACCCGGGAGGAGTTCCGGTGCCAGTGCGGCGGGAAATACTGCAACGGCTTCCCCGCAGAACCCGCAGAGGAAACCGTCCGCATGGCCGATGAGATACGCCGTCGGGCGGGGGTTCCCCTGAATGTGAATTCCGGTGTGCGGTGCAAGCGGCACAACGCCGAGGTTGGCGGGGTATCCAACTCCCTGCACACCATGGGGCAGGCTGTAGACCTCTCAGGGGCTATCCCCCCGGAGAAACTGTATGCCATAGCCCAGGAGGTGCAGGCCGAGAAAATCCCCGGACGGGGTGGCCTGGGGCTGTACGGATGGGGCATTCACGAGGACAACGGGAAGTACAGCCGGTGGAACGGCTGAGAAGGGAGTATGCCAATGGAAGAAACGGAAATCGCCGGGCGGCTTTCTGCGGTAGAACAGCGGAGCAAATCCAACTCCCACCGGCTGGACGCTCTTGAGAAGCATACGGAAGCGCTGAACACGCTGGCAACGTCTGTTGCCGTCATGGCGGAGAAGGTGGAAGTTACCGGGGAAAAGGTTGACGGCCTCTGCACGGACGTGCAGGAGCTGAAATCAGAACCCGGCAAGCGGTGGAAGTCGGTGGTAGAAAGGGTCATCTACATTGTCGTAGCCGCTGTTGTAGGGTTTATTCTTGCTCGGCTTGGGCTGGGCTGATTTTTAAGGAGGAAAACAAAATGATTAACTGGATTGTACGTATCAAGAACAAGAACTTCTGGCTGGCCGCGATTCCCGCGCTGCTTCTGCTGGTGCAGACGGTGGCCGCCCTGTTCGGCTTTACGCTGGACTTGGGCGAGATTGGCGACAAGCTGCTGGCCGTGGTAAACGCCGTGTTTGCCCTGCTGGTGATTCTGGGCGTGGTCAATGATCCTACCACCGCCGGTATCGCTGACAGCAAACTGGCAAGAACTTACATTTCTCCCAAGGAGGACTGATGTGATAAGTGGATAAAGTCCGATGGAATCGGGTGATTCTGGATGAGTTCTGTTCTCTGGCGATTCTTACGCCGCTGGAGGAAAAGATCATCCGCACCCGAGCCGCCGGATGGAGCCAGACAAAACAGTGCCACAAGTTTTGTGTGTCCCAAGCCACTATCACAAGAACGGTTAAAAAGTTGCGGATAGAATACGAATTGTGCAGAAAGTACAGTGACAAGCTCCCTGAAAATCTGAAATTCTGATTCTGCGTGACGATTTATTGACGATTTATTGACGAAATCCCGACGAGTAGATGATGATTCTACCGTCGGGATTTTTGTTATTCTATAGGTAGAAGGTGGCCACCTCCTAATATTTTGAAGGAGGACTTCTAAACTATGGAAGTAGAAAAGGATTATGCAAGCAAAGGCGTAGCCGGTGCCGGTCTTGGCACGGGTATTGCCGGTCTGGCGCTGGGCGTGATGAATGCTGCGGGCGGTCTGGGCGCTCTGGCTCTCGGCAACCGCAATCCCGTTCCCACCGCTCCCGTTATGCCCGCCATGCCCTATGGCTATGGCTGGGGCGGGTGCAGCGAGAACATGCCCGTGAGCCGGTATGAACTGGATCGTGAGCAGCAGCTCGCCGCCAAGGATGCCGAAATCGCGCTGTTGAAGGCAAACGCCTACAACGACCAGAAATCCATTGAGCTGTACGCTTACATTGACGGACAGCTCAAGGACATTCGCAAGACCCTGTGCGATCAGGCCGTACACAATCAGCGCACCGAGGACAGCTTCGCGCTGGTTCGTCAGGACGTGGAATGCGTTCGGGCTGAACTGTCCAAGGACATCAAGATCGAGGCAGAGCGGCGCTGCTGCGCTGACAATTCCATCGTGACCTACGCCAACGCGACCTTCTATCCGAAGCAGGTTGCCGACGTGACCACCGGAACCGGAACCACGGCACAGACGCTGTACAACCCCCTGCCCAAGTGCGGCGGGTGCTGCAACGGTTGATTCCCGACAATTGGGGCGGCAACCGCCGCCCCATACTTTCAAGGAGGTAATTTATGATTCCTATGGAAAACGTGCAGGCAGGGCTTGCAAGATTCATTGACAGAAGCATTGCCCCAAGTCTTTCCGGCTGGGACAGAGTTCTGGTTGCCGGGGCTGGGGGGCTGCTTACCGCAAATTTCCCGAAGATTATTGCCCAGTACGCAGATCATCCCATGGTAAAGGCGCTGGGCGTTTACGATATGGAGCATGGCACGGTGGACGTTGACGCCCTGTACAACGCCGCAAAGCCATACATGGGGACAGAGGCGCTGCCCGTGAAAATCCCTGGAATCGGGCTAACACTCAAGATTGGGAAACAGGACATTGATACGCTGTATGCGTACATTCAGGAGGGCATCAGATGAAAGAAATCAAACTGCTGATGGAGCATATTGAGGACGAGCTGGAAGACGCGCACACCTACGCAGAACTGGCCGTGGAATACAAGCACGACGCCCCGGAGCTGGCAGACCTGTTTTACAGGCTGAGCGGGGAGGAAATGAACCACATGAACGCCCTGCACAAGGCCGTTGTTTCCCACATCGAGGAATACCGCAAGAAAAAGGGCGAACCGCCTGCGGCCATGATGGCTGTCTATGAGTACCTGCACAAGCGGGATATTGAACGGGCGGAGAACGTCGGAGTGGTGCAGGGACTGTATAAGCGTTAAGCGTGGCAAATTTCGTGTCAAATGGCGTGTCAAATTTGAGCCATAAAAACGTACCGCACGCAGAAAAATATTAAAATCTGCGGTAATATTTTACCGCAGAATAGTTCGGAGAACGTGGGAATATAGCTGATAAAGCAATAAAAAAGCCCTAGAACAAGTTTCTAGGGCTTTTTCTGCATGGTGACCCGTACGGGAATCGAACCCA